TATCTATTTCTTGGAAGATTCTATTTACCAGCATTAACTAAATTTAGACCAGAAACAGAAAAAGATAGATTTGAAAGAATGCAAGAATATTACATGAGCCAATACAATATTGAATGGAGAATGATATTAGAAGATGGTGTAGAATATGATGTAGATTCTTCAGGAACTATTGTAGCAAACGAGAGAGAACCTTTACATGGATTTAGACGATTGACTAGATAATGGCTGTCGATTTAAAGATAAAATCTAATAATAAACAAGTAGCAAGAAAATTTAAAAAGTTTCAATCTGTTTTACCTAGAATAATTGACAAAGGTCTTAAACAAGCTGGTTTTCAATTATTAGATATTATTAGAACTAAAACACAAAAAGGACAGGATTTTAGAGATAGACGATTTGCACCTTATAGTTCTAGTTATTTAAAAAAATTAAACAAAGAGGGTAAATCAACTAATGTGGATTTATTTTATTCTGGTCGTATGTTGGGTAGTTTAACACCTAATAGTTCTGTAAAAAAAACAGGAAAACACAAAGTATCATTAGGTTTTAGTAATTCTCAAATGAGGCAAAGAGCATTATTTAATCAAGTATTGAACGACCCTAAAAGAGAATTTTTTGGCTTTAACAATAGAACAGAAAAGATTATAAGTAAGCAATTCAACAGATTTGTAGAAAAAGAATTAAGAAAGTTTAGAATATGAGTGTAAGAGAAAACATAGCATCTAATTTATTGTCAGTTATATCTGCTATATCTAGTCCAGATATTATAAAAGCAACTAGACAACCTTTTTTATTAGACGAATTATCAGATAAGCAATATCCAGCAGTAATAGTTCAAACATCAGAAGAAAACAGAGATGATTCTGAATTGGGAAGTGGTGCTAAAACAAGACATGGTACTATTGATTTTGTTATATTAGGATTTGTTAAAGGTGCAGAGGCAAATATAGATACTAAAAGAAATGAATTAATTACAGCTATTGAAACTGCATTAGAAACTGATATTACTAGAAATGGTAATGCACTTGATACAGAAGTTATACAAGTAGAAACTGACGAGGGTAGTTTATTTCCTGTTGGTGGAATAAGAATGACAATTAGATGTATGTATGAATTTCAATCAGGAACACCATAATGGCTAAAGCAGATCAAGTAATAGACAAAGTAGAAAGTAAGCTAGACGATATTGAAAAGCTTGTAGATGAAATTTCTTTAATGATTATGGATTGTAGAAAAAAAATAGACAATTATAAAGATGGCGAAAGTATAGAAGATTTTCCTGAACTAGATGAATTCAATGAACTTGACGAAGAAGAAGAAAACTAATAAAAGAGCATTATGGCTAAAGATATTAAATTATACAAAGGTAATTCAGAGATCATTATAAATGAATCTAACCTTGAACATTTTTTAAGTTTAGGCTATAAGCAAGACAAAGAACAACAACAATCTAAAAGTAAAAAGGATAAGAAATGGCAACACATCACGGAAAAGAAGGAGTTGTAACAGTTGGTGGAACTGGTGTTGGGGAACTGACATCATTTACACTTGAAACAACAGGAGATGTAGTAGAGGATACAGCTTTAACAGATGCAACTAAATCATTTGTTGCTGGTAGAACATCATTCTCTGGTACTTTAGAAATGCACTTTGATGAAACTGATAGCCCACAAACAAGTTTAGTAGCTGGTGCTTCACTAGCTTTTATTTTACTCCCAGAGGGTAATGCAAGTGGCGACAGAAGTTTTTCTGGTACAGGAATAGTTACAGGAATGTCAGTTAATAACTCAATGGACGCAATTATCTCTAGAACTGTTACTTTTCAAGGTACAGGGGCATTAACAATAGGAACTGTATAATCTTAATTTATGTCAGTTATTGATAGAGTTAAATCTCATTTTGAAACTCTTAAAACTACTACTATTGAAGTTGAGGAGTGGAAAGACGAGCATGGTAATCCGAGTGTATTTTATTCTGAACCATTAACCCTTGAAGAAAGAAATTATATAATTAAAAAATCAAATAATTTTGAAGATCTCAATGCTTTAGTTGATTTAGTTATAATGAAACTTCTTATTAAAAATGAAAAAGGCGAAATGATAAAAGCCTTTAAACCAGAAGATAAATTTGCATTAAGAAAAAAAGCAGATGGAAAAGTTATAGATCGTATTGCTAGTCTTATTACAAGAGGCGATAATTTTGAGGAAGCCGAAAAAAAGTAAATAGCGACCATGATGTTAGGTCGCTTTTAGTTATTGCAGAGAGATTACATCTTACAATTCAACAAGTTCTTGATATGCCAATAGAACATTATAATCTTTGGTTAGCTTACTTGAAAAAAGAGCAAGAACAGTATAAAAACAATCAATCATTAGCAGAAGCAAAAAAATTTAAAATATAATGGCACAGAATTTAAAGATAAACATAACAGCACAAGATAAAACTAAACAAGCCTTTAATGGTATTAGAGGTGGATTAGCAAGTCTTAAAAATGCAGTATTTTCTCTTAAAGGTGCTTTTATTGGATTAGGTACAGGATTAGTTGTAAAATCTTTTATTTCAACAGGAAGAAGTATTGAAGATTTACAAGTTAGATTAAAACAATTATTTGGAAGTACACAAGAGGGTGCAAAAGCATTTGATGTAATGGCAAATTTTGCCTCTAAAGTTCCATTTTCATTAGAACAAATACAAGAAGCATCAGGAAATTTAGCAGTTGTTGCTGGAGATGCAGATAGATTAGCAAAAATATTAGAGATAACAGGTAATGTTGCATCTGTTACAGGAATAGATTTCAGAACAGCTGGAGAACAGATACAAAGATCATTTGCTGGTGGTATTGCTAGTGCAGATATATTTAGAGAAAAAGGTGTTAGAGATATGCTTGGCTTTAAAGCTGGTGCAACTGTATCAGCAGAAGAAACAGTAAAAGCATTTGAAAAAGTTTTTGGTAAAAATGGAAGATTTGGAAATGCAACAGATGAACTTGCTAATACATTTACAGGAACATTATCTATGCTTGGAGATAAATTATTTAATTTTAAAAGAGGTGTTGCTGGTGCTGGTTTCTTTGATGAACTTAAAAAAGAATTTAAATCTTTAAATGAATTTATTGAAGAAAATGCAGATGCATTTCAAACTATTGGTCATGCAATTAGTAAAGTTTTAGTATTTGCAGTTAGAGCATTTGCTGGTGCATTAAGAGCAGTTGGTAATGCTACTAATTTTATTAAAAGACAAGTTGAGAATATACAAAGATTATTAGGGTTTGATGTTCCTTTTGTTGTTGAAATAGAAAAAGGTAAAAAAGTTATTAAAGAAGTTAATCTCGATTTAGTAAAACAAAAATCTCTTTTTGAAAAGATTGTTGAAGAAGTTAAAAAACTAAACGAGGGATTTAAGATAGAAAAAGAAATAGTAGGGCAAGTAAAATCAATAACTCAAGGTATTTCTAAATCTATTGCAGAATCAGTTGTTTTAGGAAAAGAATTAAGTGTTACATTTAAACAATTAGCACAACAAATTTTAATAAATATTATTTCTAAAACTATCGAGAGAATAGCGTTACTTGGAATAGAAAAAATATTATTAGGAGATATTGTTAAAAAAGAAGAAGAAAAAGATAATTTAATAAGAAAACAAAATACTAATCTAAAAAGACAAATTTTGCTTAATATGTTATCTGGTGGTAGTGGTGGTGGAATACCTTTTATGGCTAAAGGTGGTGCAGTATCTAAAGGACAACCAATCGTAGTTGGAGAGCAAGGTGCAGAAATGTTTATACCAAACTCAACAGGACAAATAACACAATCAGCTAGAGGCACAGGAAATGGTGGAAGTACAACAGTTAATTTTAATATTAATACAGTAGATGCTAGAGGATTTGATGAACTACTAACTCAAAGCAGAGGAACTATAACTCAATTAATTAATCAAGCTGTTAATGAGAGAGGTGCGAAAAGTATTATATAATGTCAGGTGCTTTCCCTATATCAACTGCTAAATTTGGAACTTTAGGAATAAAGTCTATTCAAAATACTATTATATCTAAATCAGTATCAGGTAAAAGATTAGTTAGACAAATAGATAATCAAAGATTTGCTTTTACAGTTCAAATTATTACTGGAACTAGATCAAGCACTTATGGAGAGTTAATGGCTTTTATAATGAAACAAAGAGGCCAGAAAGAAACCTTTACAATTATCCCACCAGAACTTGAAGATGCTAGAGGTAACGAGTCAGGAACAGTTTTAGTTAATGGT